ACCAGTTGTGGAACCAGTTGTGGAACCAGTTGTGGAACCAGTTGTGGAACCAGTTGTGGAACCAGTTGTGGAACCAGTTGTGGAACCAGTTGTAGAACCAGTTGTGGAACCAGTTGTGGAACCAGTTGTGGAACAAAAAATAGATACAGCTGATTTTGTCATGTATCTAAATAGTTTATGGTCAAGTGATAATAATTTTGAAAGAGATATCAATATTTTACCAGAAGATAATCCATCTGATGAAACATTGTATAAATTTAAAAAAGATATAGAAGATAAATATGATTCAATGAAAATTATTTGTAATTTTACATACACAAATAATTTAGAGAAAGAAGTAAGATTAAATAAAAAAGATTTGACTAAAAATGATATCAAATTATCATATATTGCTTTCAAAGATTTATTGATACATAATAAAATTAATACACAAACTATGAATAAAATAAATAAAGTATTTGTTTCTGATAAAATTAAAGATATTAATAAAAGTAAATTAGAATTAAGAAACTATCGTTTTATTCAAGTACATTCAAAACCATTAAAATTATTAGACAGATTGTGGTGTATAAGAGTATTGAATAAAATAAAAACATTAGATACTACTGTTTTCAAATCTAATTTATTAAAGGGTATGACAGATTCTGTTATTGCAGTTGCAGATAAAAATACACAGAGTATGACAAATGTAATATTAATTGATATTGAAAAAGCTTTTGATTCGTGTGAATATGATATTATTGAAGAGTTAATTAATTCCAGTTTAAAAAGAAAAACAAATGATCTATTTGCAAATAATTTAACAGAACATTATATGTATATTATAAAAAATAGAGAATTATTTTTCAAAGATAATAAAATTACTTATAAAAAAGGTTTACCAACAGGATTTCCATCGTCAAATTTAGTTTTTAGTCTTGTTATGGATGAAATTATATTCAGATGGAGTAAAGAAAACGAAGGTCTTTTTACTATTGGTATTGATTTTAAATTAAATATTTACGTTGATGATATTTATATAAAATTAAATAATCTTGATATAAAAGATCCATTAATAATTTCATTAGTTGATATTTTACAAAAATATAAATTTAAAGTTAATTTTGAAAAATGTAAAGCTGATGCTAATTTACAATTAGACTTTTTCACTAATTTACAAGAAAATGATATGTATTTAGGTATACCTTTTACAAGAGACATTAAATTATATTCTGATATTATATTGAAAAAATATAATAAGAATGAAACATATAAAAGTATTTATGATAAATTAAAAAATGAAAATCATCCAGAAAGAAAACAAATTTTTGGATATTTTAATTATAAATTAAAACCTTTAATGAAAGATTCTGAATTAATTGATTTTATAGAAAAAAATTTATTATCATTGTCAAAAAATTGATATTTAAATTACTATTAATTTAAATTATATATATCAATTACTTTGACATGCATAATAATAATATATACGACATTACTAAAAATATGATGTTCAATAATAATTTAATTGATTGTTTTAAAGAAGAACCTTTAGATGATAATGAAATATTAGATTTAATTAAAATAGAAAAAGATTATATTTTTGATGTAGAAAATATAAATAAAAAATTGAATAAAATTAAAATTCTTAGTAATGATATAATAATTAATGGAAGAATTACAGAAAATGATTCAAGAACTAAAACATATGAATATAAAACAAATAGAACATATAGAACTAAAAAATCCAATAAAGAAAATATTAGGAATGGAAATGACAAAAAGACTACAAACTATTATTCTTAATACATATAATCAAAATTCAACATGTATTAAGTGTAATCGTCAAGGACAATATATTACAGAATCAAATGAAATATTGTGTTGGACCCATAGTTTATAAAAAGATTGAAAATAAAATGTTTTCATTTTAAGAATTATTACTTATAATGAAAATATCAGAAAATCTTAAAGAATTATATCCGAAAATTAATTCACTATTAGGTGAAATAGATTCAGAAATGAAAGATAATATTAAAAAAATAAAAAAAGATTATGTTAATAATTTAACAGAAGAAAAAATTAAATTATTAAAATTAATTTGTGAAGGTGAAGAATTAAATTTTAATGAAATGAAAAACAAATATTTAAATGACAAAGAAAAAAAATTATCAAAAGATTCTAATGATATAAAAGAAATATATAATGAAGATTTATTAGATACTATTGAAATAAAAGGAAAAACATATTTTTATGAAAATAAAGAAAAGGGTATGATTTATGATAGCGAGTCAAAAGTAGTTGGATCAATTAAAAATGGTTTACATGTTTTATTTTAGTAATGTAATATTTCAATTAAACGCAATATAGCTTTCTTATTCCATAAATATTTTTTATTAAATATAGTAATATTTTTTTCGTTGTATTCTTTATTAATAAACGTATCAATGAATTCTTTTAAATTACTATAACCTCCTAATAATAATGAGTCATTAGATGGAGTTTTTTTAAGATATATTTGTGGATATGTGTCTATTTCATTAGTTTTATATTTTTCTTTATCAGTTCTTTTAACATTCAAAATTTTATATTTAATTTTAAAAGAATTTAATAATTCAATTGCTGAAATAGAATATGGACAATTTTCTAATACAACAATAAATAAATAGTACATTAAATTAAACGATATTTTATTTTAGAGAATAATAAAATAATATCATTAATAGTATGCCAGGAGGTTTATTACAATTATTATCGGTTGGATTAGAAGATGCCCCATTAACATTAAATCCAGAGGTAACTTTTTTTAAAACAACTTATAGACAACATACAAATTTTTCAATTGAACAAATTGTTAAAAATATAGGTAAAAAAAAATTTAATTCATCACATCAATTTAAAATAGAAAAAGTATCTGATTTAATTGCAGGCTTACATTTAATTATTGATATTCCTTATTTTGATGTTACAACAACACAAACTACTACTGCTACTACTAATACAAATTTAACAGTTATTAATGAATTTAGTGTTTTATATGGAAATCAAAAAACATATTTATATTATGAAACAACTACTAACAAATATTATTTAATACCAGAACAGTTTTTTAATTTATCAAAAAATGATATAAATTATAATAATGTTAATGGATTTGATTTAGAAAATAATTTATTAGCTGGTTATAATATAATTACGACTCAAAATTATGGATTAAATGTTCCTATTGTTTCTTTAAAAAATTCATCGTTAAATCAAATATTACCGGTATTACGTTTAAATTCAAATCAATGGATAGAATTTTGGTTGAGATTATTAGACGAACGAAATAAATTTAATTATTTTACAGAAATAATAACACAAAAATCATTAGTAAATAATTTATCAATAAAATTAAATAAAATTGTTTATGATTATTATAATAACTATAATGTATTTTACAAAAATAATCAATATTTAAATTTTCCAAATGAAATTAAACAATATTTTTCATTAGCTAATACATATATTAAAAATCCAATTTATGATAGCGATTATGCATTTAATTATGCAATTATTAATAATTATGTAATTCAAACATATAAAGATAACGCACTAAAATTTAATTCATTATTTTATTTATTTTTATTGCAAACAATATACCCAGATTTTACATCTAATGTGAAATCATTTACATTTTGGAAAAAATATAGTTTAAATACTAATAATATCGTTAATACTTCAAAAACAATATCACAATTAAATTATTCTTTAGAATGGTCAAAAAGATTTTCTATTTATAATACAACAAGTTATGGTGATTTAAATAGTTTAGAATTAGAAATATATAATGAATTTTTAGTTAATTATAATAATTGTGAAATTAGTATTAAAACTTTATATAATACACTTTCATTAGGCGAGAAAGAAAAAACATGGTGTATATTAAAAGTATTCTATGAAAGATTTACAGATACAATAAATCCTAAAATTTGTTTTGATGATTATTTTATGGATATTGATGGTAGTATTTTATTAGAAAATACAATTTTATCATACTATCAAAATATATATCCAACATTATCAATAAATTCTACAATGAAAGCAGATTGGTCAAATTTTGATGATTCTGGACATATACAACCAGTTGATTTAAATTTAATGTATTTATATTTGCTTTATAATTATGTTGATAGTATTATTAAAACTACATTTTTTTCAGATACCTTTTTTTTAGTTTTATTACGAAATAAAATAAATATTGCCTATTATTTTAGATTAGCTGATAATTTGGATAATTATAAAATAGATAAAACATTAACTAATTCATTACAAAATGTATTTTATGAAATGAATGATTATGGTCAACCTATTAAAAATTTAACTTTTTATCAAAATATAAATATAACAAGAGATATTAATATAAATACAATAAGTAACGAAATAGCAAAAAGTATAAATTGTCAATCATTTTATGGCTCAATTGATGTTAACGATACATCTAATTTAACAGTAAATACAATTGGTAATTCATCTTATAATAGTTTACAAGATACTAGTTATAATATTATAAATCAAAATATAGAAATTACCGACGAACTTAATATAAATACATATTTATATGATCCAATTAATAAAATTATAGAAATTAGAAATTGGTATAATCTTTCTTTTTCTCAAGTGTATATTAAAAATAATAACATATTTATTAAAGTGGAAAAATTTTTATTTGATAATAATAAATTAATATTATATTTCGATGTTGTACCATCATCATTAGTAAATTTACCTGACGGTAGTGATTTTATTAAATATCCACAAATTGATGCTACTAATTGGTATAATAGTAACCCTCAAATATATTTAAAATTAGTTCAAAATTTAGAAATTCCAATTGTTAATATTACTGATTTTAATTCATCTGATATTTTAACAGATACAAACATATCATATACATCGAATATTTTATTTGATACAAGTAATCAAATTACAACAGTTAATGATATGAGCGGTAATACTATTTTAATTGATATCAGTTATAATCCATTATTATGTTATCAAATAGAAATTTTATATTTAAACAATACTAATGAAAAAATAAATGTTGATATATCAAATAATATAATTATACAAAATTTAAATTTAAATTTTAGTGATATAAAACAAGTACAATTAAATGGATATGATTTAGGATTAGAATTTATTTGTAATGTTGGATCTCGTCTTGATAGTAATTACAATAGTATATTAGATCTTTCAGGTAATCCATACGTTGGAAATACTAAAAATTTTTATTGGTTAATTGCAAATAATATTAAAACAAATTTTAAAAATATTTTTCCTGTTAAATATGCTAATGGAAATTTTTATTATTATTTTCCGGGTGCTGCATATTTTCCAATTTCTAATTATGCTTCTTATACGTGGGAATTATATAATATTAATACATTAGCACCAAACTTATTTAATATATTGCATCATATATCAAATCCAAACAATCAAGAAAATAGTATTATATTACAAATGAATCAATCTTTTTATCAATCACCTATGATTTTTCCAATAAATACTGTTAATAATAAACCATTGTATCATTTTTATAATTTTCCAGTAACAGATAATACTGTGAGTATAACTATAAATAATAATAAAATAAATAAAATATTTGAAGTATATTCTAGTGAATATTATAGAGATCTCAGTCAAAATAAAATTCCTGTTGTATTTGAATACACGAGTTTAGTTAATGAATTTTACGATGCATCGCCGGCAAATAATAATCCTACTATAATAAATAATAAACAATTTATTACAAAATATTTAGTAGATAATCTTACATCATTAATTAATACTGATACATTTTCAAATATAATAACTACATTAGAAAATGCAAATAAATTATATACAAATTTATTAAACGATGGTATTACATTACTGACTCAAAAAGGTGTAACAATAAATACTGTAATTAAAAATTCAAATATAATTAATAATACTAATTTATCATTATATAAAAATCTTGATTTTCAAAACTATTCATTAATTAGTCCAAAATATTATAATTTAACATATGACCAAATTTCAAATGGTATTGGTTTAAATAAATTTAAATTAGATTCATCTTGGATTATTTTGAAACAGTTAAAAGATATATATAAACCACAAAATAAAATATTATCAGAAGTAATAGAATATTTAAAGAATGTACCTATAGTATTACAAAATAATATAACATATGTGAATAATAATCAAAGTCTATTAGATGTTTATAATGAGAATCAATATCAAGAAAATTATGATTTCAAATATAAATTAGAAAATACTATTAATAGTAATATTGTAAATAACATAGAATATACTATTAAATATTTATATGATTTATCACGTAATAATTGGACTTCAAACAATACTAGTATTTATTTTAATAATGATATTATAGAAGTAGGGCCGAAAATTGGAGACAGTTCAAATACAGCAGTTGGTCAAACATCTAGTAATAACTTATTTGAAATAAAAAAAGAGATTTCTTATCATACAGATATTTATAGTTTTGATATTGATAATTATAATAATGACATATTTAATTATATTGGTCCAATAAATTTTACTAAGAATAATTTTAATTTTTATAGTACTATTAATAATAATAATTATACATCTATTTTATTGGATGATATGACACAAATTAACATTAATGAACAAACTAAGTTATTAGATACATCTGAAAATAGTTTAAAAATATATTATAATAGTTATGGTACAAAATATGATACTACATCTGAATTATTACCACCGTTTAGGATAATAAATCAAATTATGGTAGTTGCAAATGATAATAAAGATTATATAATTAATAATTATAAAAGTAATTATTATTATCGATTTAATGATAGTATTATTAGAGGTTCGCAAATTACAAATTTAGATTTAATAGGCAATTTTAATTTATGGATATATCCAAATGAATATTTAAAATTAATTGATACAGGTACTACTGCTAGTATTTCAAATAAAATTATTACATTTTCGTCAACAACTAATTTACCAAATTATAGTTATTATTCGGTTAACGGTTTCATTTATTATATTGAAATTATTTCAAGTTCTTATACATTAACTGATTTGATAATTCCTAATACATCTAGTAGAAAATTATATTTATTAGCCGAAACCAATTTTAAGAAAAGACATAATCAATATGCATCTGAAAAATATTATAGTCCAATTATCATGTCAAATAATAACTTAAATAAATTAGAATATAACTTTAATTCATCTGATATTTTATATGCAAATTTAAAAAATATTGGAATTATAAATAAAACTAATATAAATGGTAATCAAATCACGCTTAATGAAATAGATAATTATAAATATATAATTGCTATTAACAGTACCAATAAATATTTTTATAATGTTATTAATATAGATTCATCAAATAATATTTTAACTGTTGACGATAATATTTTACCAGGAAACTATAATATTTATGGGTGTCTTAAAAATATAATTTTTACAAAAAATATGTTAAACATTGTTAATAATAATTCAAATTATACTATGTCTGCTACAAAGAATAGTTTGAATATTGGTGACATTATAATGGTACAATATAATATTTTTGAGGTACTTGGATTGAAAAATAATACTAATACTAATTCATATGATATTAAAATACTAAAAAAAAATAATGATATTATTGCCTTAAATTCTGGTTATTATTTATTATTTAGTCAAAATATTTTACCTCATATTCCTGATTATGATCCAATTGTGAATTTAACAATTAATGATACATCAAATTATAAATTTGTTATTGATAGTAGTGATAATTTAGTTATGTCTAATGCAAATATTAGTAATTTTTCAATTAAAAACAACGATATGATTAATTTATATTATAAGAATGGTGTTTTTTATAATCCTTTCAATTATTTATTAAACAATGGAGATTATCTTGTAGTAGGTGTAAATCTTATACAAATAAAATATATTCAAAATGGAATTATATATACAAAACAACCTATCACATCTTTTTATACATCCGAAGGATTTTATTCGTTGTATTATCCATATCAACCGTGTAAAATGATAAATTTAATATTTGATAGCTCTGGAAATAATAATTATTCAAACGAATTTATATTTTTTGAAGTTGATATATCGTCGAATCCTGTATTTGTAAAATCAAGAACTACTCTAACAAATATTGCATTGTACACTAGAGTTATGAAAATACCAACTTTTAAAATATATTTTGAAAATATTAAAAATACACATATAAATGGATCAATTATTGGTAATAAGTTAACAATAACAGAGGATTTGTCGGGTTATAATTTTTATTATAATCAATCGATATTGATAAATTCAGTAATTAAAAATATTAAAAATAAAATTGGTAATGTGTTTACAGTATCTGATAATTTTAGTGACTTGTCATCAAATATTTCTGTTCAAATTTATTTTAATAAAGTAATGAATCAATATATATATTGTAATTATAAATTAGATATTTGTAGTTATTTAAAACCATTTTTAAGTCCAAATAATTATAATTATTATTTTGTATCAAATAATGAAATAACTGATTATACTGTTTTAAATTTTAATACTATAACATTAAATAGTTTGGACTGGTTGGAAACATATCAAATATATCATGATTCAAATGTTAAATTTCGTGATAATGTATGGAATAGAGATGTATCCAATAATTTAATTACACAAAATACATCTTACCATATCTTATTAGAAAAAACAATTAATAATCAATTTGTATCACATTTATGTCAAGTTATATTTCCAAATAAAATATTTTTATATACACCTGTTGAAGATTATAATTCAACATTTTATTTAGATAAAATATATCCAATTTATTTAAATTACGATAATACATTTAGTTATTATGCTATACAAATGTATAAACAAACAGAAATTTTATCATTACCATCAAATCAAGTAATAATTTGGACTAAATATCCTTCAATTAATATTATTGGAGTAATTGAATCAATAAATCCAGGTTATCGTGTACAAATAGAAGCCGTTCCGGGTGCTGGATTTGATATTTCAGGTATTTTAAATGATAAAAATTTGTATATTGATAAATCAATAAAATGTTCTATTCAAAATATTTCAGGACAATATTATTTATATTCAACCAATTATCCTGGGCAATTTGATTATATCTATTCAAAATATACAAATTATATTATAAGTTTAACACCAAATAAATCTGAAGTTATCATACCAAATAATAATATATTTACAAGACCATTTCAAATTGAATCTATTAAACTACCTATTTCTTTAGAAATAATATCTGAAAGTACTCTTATATATTATCAATTTAAAAAATCATATTATTATATGTTGACAGATTATAATAAAACAGATACAACTGTTTCTAATTATTCATTAAGTAATTTAAATCAAAATATAGTTAGTACATATATTGATCCAACTACTAAAAAGCGAGTAATAACTACACAGATTAATGTAACAAATCCTGATATTTTTTATATTAATAATAATAATACAAATATTTTTGATGAATCAACGATTTTATTAGATATAGAAGATGAAATTCAAAATATATTTAATGATACTAATTTTATAAATAGTATTTTATTAAATAAATTAAAATCATGGGATTCGTGGTCTATTTTGACTAATCCAGAAAAAGAAAAAAATACTTATTTATATACTGGTCAGATAGAATTCGATTTTTCATCAATAATTTTTAATAATGTCAATGGTTATAAACCAAGACAATATGAGATTTACAATACACCAGAAGAAGGTGTAATGTTAACAGAAGAAGATGTAATTTTAAAAGAAAAAGATTTTTATTATTATATTCCGGATACATATTTGTGGTGGTATTTATTTTTTGATAAAGTCACACAAAATTATTATATATCAAATTTTTATGTAGATAATATAATAGTAAGTCCAGATAATGGTTATTATACTTTTGATGATATTTTAGCTGTTTTTACATTTAATAAAGATCCAGAGAACGCTGATAATAAAAAGACTATAGCGGGAATTTTAAATAATATAATTGAACAAAGTCAATTAGTTTTATTTGATGATCAATCTGGCTTTATATCATATGCAGATATTAGATATCCATTTCAAAATAAAAACTTACCAGAACCAAGTTTAGCTGATCCTATTTCATTTACAACAAATGAAGTTAATGATATTTCTAGTTATTTATTTGATCCCAAATTTAATTTTGAAACATATAAGAAAACTGTATATTATCAAAATAAGATATACAATGCATTAAACACCTTGTTTAAATATGAAGTATTTTGGGATGATCCATTAATATATATTAATAATTTTGCACAAGATATTAGTTCAAATATAAGATTTGATGGAACTAATTTATATTTGAATACTATTAAATTAGACACAATTTTGAATAATCAATTTGTTATAACTGATATTAGTGGTAGTAGTAATAAATATATAGTAAAGCGTGTTTTAGATTCAGCTAAAAAAGAAATAACTAATATTATAAATAATAAAACATCTAATTCAGTATATGGTGTTAAAATAGATGCAGTTTTAAAACAACTAGTATATTTATCACAAGAATATAAAAATATTAAAACATCATTACGTAAGTCAACAAATACAACACAAAATTTTGCTGATTTGTTATTAAATTTATTAAAATCAAATTTATATGATCCTTCAAACAGTTTAAATATTAATTTATCTAATTTACAAACAGAATTAGCTGTTGATAATATTGATTTATTAGGAGTTAATGTTATAACTAATCAAATTACATACGATAGTTCATACAATGAAATAAATATAATAAGCTCATATCCTTATGAAACAAATCAATATTTATATTTAACAAATATACCATATAATAATAATTATAATATTGATACACCAAATGGATTATATCCATATAAAATACTTTTAACAGATGATACATATGAAGCATATACTATTTATAAAATTGATTTTTTATCAGGACAAAATACATTAACACCAAATATTACTATTGAAAATCCAATAGTATATAATAATCAAATTAATTTTTATTCAACACAAGATTTTGATATCACAAATCAATTTTCAATATGTTCATATAAAACATATGATTTATCTGCATCATTAATAGGTTATGTTTATACAACAAATATTACATCTATTAATCTTAATTCATTTACAACTTTAAAATATAAAAATACAGAATTACAAATGTTTAATGATTATTTGATTTCACCTATTAAATTAGATACTTTATCATCATACATTCAAGCAGAAATACCAATAAGTGTTTATAATATATCAAATGACATATCAAATAATATAACAAATATAACAGTTGTTAATTTAAATGTTACATTAGATGTTTTATCAACGGATTATACAATTTATTATTATGATAATAATATACATATTAAAATAATAGATATTTCAAATACAGTACTAACAGTTAATAATACAATTACTACATTTAATTTTCCAAAAATAGTTGTCGTTTTTAAAAAATCAAATATTGAAGATACAAATAGTCAATTATATCAACTTGTATTAACAGAACCAATTACCGATTATTTAAATTATATTAATCTTCAAAATGTTATGAATAATTTTATGATAAATGATGAAATACAAGTAAAAGATATGAAATTTATAGATGGAAATATATTAAACGTATTAGTGAATACATTACAAACTGATTATACTATTAAAACATTAGTCCATTATGCAAAAATAGGCGAATATCCTCCTGAATTAATAACATCGTTAAATAAATTAGATACGTTTTTGTATACGTTCAATCAAACAGTATCTATTAATGATCAAACAAGTTGTTTCGTTTTATTTGATTTAGAATATGATATTAATAAAGATGCAGATGTATATATTAATAAATTTTTACGTAATATTACAATTTATCCTGTTCATAGTTCAACAAATGTTATAACTACACCAACACTAACAAAGTTTTTAACTGATTATTATATTCATGATGAAGATGTTCATAATCATTCATTTGGTGGGGTAATAAATATTTTTGATATATCAAATTATACATATAGTAATAATATCTTATCATTTACAATACCTAATAATTTAGTATTAGATAACAACTATTCATATTTGATTAATAATATTTATGTAGATGCGCTAATTATAACAAATAATATAATTAAAATATCTTGGGAAACACCTATTAGTAATAGTGTAATATTAAAACAAATTATTATTGATAAATATATACAAAAACCACAATATAATCAATTGATAACAATTACATTAAATAATGATTTTGATTTAAATGAAAATGGTTACTTACAAGCAACGGATAAAAATGGTAAAGAACTAGGTCAATATATTTATCAAATATCGGATTTAAGTAATAATCCTATAAAAATTCTTGCTATAAGTTCTAATACAAATGTAATAATAAATAATAATTCAATGAATATAGGACAGATATTATCTGTAGATCCACTATGTATTATTACAAATACTTTAATAGAAAATATATCATCAGTTACAATAATGGAAACATCTGTGACATATATAAATATAACTGCTACAACAATTCAGAATACATATATGGCTTTCCAATTATATAAACAGATCCCCTCTTTATCGGGGATCAAAATAAAAAAGTATCAACTATTAATAGAAGAAAATAATTTATTTAATATAACAAATTTTACTTTTACAGAAAATAGTATTAATCGATATTCATTAATAAGTAAATATTCTATTTTTAATTTACAAAAATCATATGATTCGCAAATTTTATTACCAACACCTGAATTAACAGTAACTACATCAACTACAACAACTACAATAACTAAAAGTGAACCAGCGTATTTTGTAGATGAATTATATAAGAATTTTTTTGAAAAAATAGAGTTTATGATTGGTGACCAAGTTATTGAAGAATTAAATAGTGATATTATGGATATACAATATCAATTTTATAAGGATCCACAAAAAAGAAAACAATTAAATAAACTTACACAAGTTTATGATCACGATGGACAAATGAGATTAGTAATTCCATTGGAATTTTGGTTTAATAATATATCAACTTTGTTTATTCCATTGTTATCTTTACCATATACAGATGTTACATTAAGATTTAAAATAAATCCTTTATCACAATTGGTTACAAATACAAATTATAAATTAAATAGTATACCAGAAATAAATATTCAAGTAAATATTGATGGTATTTTATTAGATACAGCTGAACAAGAATTATTTGGTAAAAATCAACATGAATATATTATTGAAAGATTTAAACAATATCCAAATAGTTTGATAAATAGTACAAATAGTATTAATAAGATGTTTTTTAAGAATTTGATTAAAAATATATTTTTCATTACGAATATAATTGGTACAAATGATAAAGTCTATTATAATACAACAATTGAATTAGACAAATATCAAATTGAATATAATAATGTTAAAACATTATATTTAGAATTTATTAAAACAAATAGATACACCAACGAAATACCAAATACATATGCATCAGATTTTAAAATAATGAAAAGAGTAATAAAAGAAGCATCATTAAAAGTATCATTTAGATACATAACTTTTATGAAATCATTAATTATTTCAAAATATAATCCAGAATTAACTTTATATATAGATACTAAATATCAAAATAATATATCATCAATAGATGGAAAAAAATACAATTTAGAACTATATTATACAAAAGTTTATAAATTTGTAACTATTAAATCTCCTGTATCACCAATTAATATTATGAATATTCAGTCAAACGGTAGTGATTTATTTACGCCAATTGATATTAAATATTTTTCAAAGATTGTACCATATCAAAAGTTTTTTACGTCTATAGACGACGGGTTTTATGGTTATACATTTGCGATGTATCCTTTGGAAAATCAACCTTCTGGTCATTTAAATTTTTCATTATTAGATAATATAGTTATAAATACAACAAATAATTCTCAAGTAGTAACAAATCCTGTTATCTTGAAAACAATTGTGAAAGAATATCAAATTTTAAGAATTATGAGTGGTATGTGTGGTTTGTCCTGGGAAAATTGATTATAAAAAATATCCTAAACCACCTAATCCATTTAATACACGAAATACATTTAATTGAATTCCATAAGAAGCAATTGTTATTGGATTTTGATAATTTATTAATTTATTTGAATGTAACATTAAATATGAATCATCAATTTTACTAAAATTAATAGTTCCGGATGGTTGATATTCCATTGGATTAATACAGAATGAAAACATATGAACTCCATTTGATGATGACATAAATTTATTTTGATATATTTGTACATTTGTATAATATTCTGGTTTAGTTAATTCCATTCTATTAATAGAATTAATTACCAGAGACTCGTTTTCTATAACTCTATCTTTTGTTGATAACAATGGACTCAATGTATAATTAAATAAATCATTAATATTATAATTAGATACTAATTGTGCACGCCAAAAAATAATTTTCACTGGATTCACATATGGAATTTTATATAATATATTTGTAGAATAAAAAGTTTGTGGTTGAATATTTTGAAGAACTGGTACTAAATATTCGTGAGGATTTGTAATAAATAAAAATCTTTCAGTGTTATCTAAATAAATATAATTAACTAACAAATAAGCTGTTTGAATAGATGGAAGATTATATGGAAAATAATCTTCATCAATAACAACAATACTATTTGGACTTATATTTTGTTGAAAATTAGTTTCATCTCCTATAATAACATAATTAATATCATTTGCTGTAGTTGGTATTGAAAAATCATTACTTATTTTATTATAATAAAGATTATTATTTATAGCATCGTAATAAACAAAACGCCCAATTGCAATTGTAGAGCCAATTGTTTGTCTTATTAATTCACCTGGTTTAAATAATGTAAATGGTTCTATTGTTTGAATATAATTTGTTGGTGATTGAACATAACATTTATTGAAATCATTAAATTGAACATGAATTTTTATATCATTATGAATCATTGCTACAATAGGTAATGCTAAACCAGCATCTTGACAAAACCAAAAGTTTAAAGGAACATATAAATCATAAGATTCTTTACCGTTAGTATAATTTGTTAAAATATCAACATCTCCGATCATTTTATTTAAACCTTTTTTAAGACCTAAATTCGTAACTAATTCAGCCCAAATATTTAAATAATCTCCATATTGCCTATCAATTAAAATTCCTCCAATATCTAAATCAACATAACTTAATAAAGCTAAACCTATTTTTTTAGTCCAAGCAAATTGTTTAACACCGGTAGGTAATTTTGAATGATTTTCTTTAATAATATCCGGTAATTGAACATATAAATGAATTAAACCTAATAAATCAGCATTCTTTGATAAGTTAACAGTGACACGACGACCAAAATCTGGTGTTGATTTGAAATATTGTGCAATACTATCAATAGAAAAATTAGTATATCTTTTATACGATGTTTTAAAAAAGGTTATTTCTGGTTGGGAAGAAAGATAAATATTTTCTTTTCCTACAGAAACTAATAATAATAACCCTAAGCCCATTATTATTAGTTTAGAATGTAATCTTTATAATTGTATTTTTTACCAGCCGTGATTTAAATATTTACGAGCTGTTCCGGGGACAACAGG